AACTCGATTAGACGTTCACTCCTTTCTAAACTAAAGAATGAAGTTGTTTAACATGGACTTGCATATCTCTGTAATCGGAGACTTCAAGTCACTTGGATTGGATGTTGAAGTCACAGATTGGTGTATGTCAGGTCACGCTCATATCATGAAACGCACTAGAGAAAACCCAAAACATATCAATCCAAGTACATGGTTAGATCTAAATCCACAAATGATTCAAGAGTTTCAGAAAACATACGATTCGTTTCTTCAAACGTTTGATGGATTCATTGTTGGACACCCTAACGTATTTGCAATGGTCTTTGAAAAGTATAACAAACCGATTATACTCATTAACACATGTAGATATGATATGCCCTTCTGTTTCAAACGTGAAACCAACTACATTGGAAGTTATCATGCATGTCTCTATCGTCTTTTAAACAAAGGATTACTTTACACCGTTTCAAACAATCGTGTTGATCAACTGTATATGGGTAAGGGGTGTGGCATCAAACCAGAATATGTAGTTCCATCTTTATGTTTGTATACGAACATGAAGTATACACCAACAAAATCTACATTTCTACTGTATTCCGGTAATCTAACACATCCATTAGTGTCTCCAAAACCAAGTAATTTTGAATGGAAAGACATTGCTGAATTTCGTGGTGTAATTCATTTCCCATATGAAGCAGGTCTCACAATGAGTATGTTTGAACATTTTACCGCAGGAATGCCTATGTTTCTTCCTTCAAAAGCATATTGGAAGGCACATCCAAACATTCAGAGTGCAAGTGCGTATTGGGGGTCAAATCCACCATCTACTCTATCTGAATTCAAATATGATGAGTACTGGATTGAAAACAGTTGTATGTGGGACACTTTTGCATCACCCAATACAGTGATTTTTGACTCAATTGAAGATCTTATTCATAAACTTGAAACCTTTGAATACACACCAGAGGGTGATTTCCGTGAACGACGTATTGAATCAGTGAAATTATTCTGGAGACAACTCCTTGCAAAGATTCAAACTCACTCACTTCATACTAAGAGTCCAACACATCTATGTTATAATCGTTTACCTCTTCTTGCAAACTCTATCTATGATGCAAACTACACTGGGTCAGGTGTAGTTCCACAACATTCCTATTCACTTAGAGATCCATCAGCGCTTGGAGATTACGTATTTGTCAAGACAGATTATCTAGATTGGTTTTTGAATAATCGAACATTCACTACTCCCATTACTCTTATCACAGGAACGTCTGATTTATCTCCAAGTGAATCTGTATGTGAAAAGATCCTTACAAATCCTAATTTCAAACGATGGATTGGTTGTAACATTACTGTCAGTCATCCAAAGATCTATAAAGTTCCTATTGGTGTAGGAGAACCTGAGAGACCTAATGGAAAACATGAAGAACTTGTTCGTCTACATGAAAGTCGTATTCCATGGGAAGAAAAGAGTGACATAATCTGTATTCCATTTCATGGAAATACTCATGGATCTAGAAGTCTAGAACCTACACTTCCCAAACTCCCTTTCAATGAATACATGACTGAATTAGGTAAACATAAATTTGTGGTGTCTATGCGTGGGAATGGTCTAGATACTCATCGTGTCTGTGAAATCTTATTGATGGGTTCGGTTCCTGTACTTCTTCATTCTGGACTTGATGATATGTATGAGAGATTTCCTTGTCTACTTGTGGATTCATTTGAATACATTGATACAACTGGATTTACGTGGGATCCAGTCAAATATGAAAACTTTCTAGATATCTTTTGGATGAAGTTACAGGATTTACAAGCATTCCTCGCAAAGTAATCAATGAATCGTGCTGCAGTGATAACAGGTGTTACCGGACAAGATGGATCGTATCTTGCAGAACTATTACTCTCTAAAGAGTATGATGTCTACGGAATTGCAAGAAGAACCTCACGTTCTAATACTGAGCGAATTGCAAATATTCTAGATCACTCGCGATTCTTTCTTAAAGAAGCAGATCTCTCCGATGTAAATTCACTACGGTCTGTTTTTGAGGAAGTATCTCATTACAAACGAATCGAAGTCTACAATCTAGGAGCACAATCACATGTCCATACTTCATTTCGTCAACCTGAATTGACTGCGGACATAGATGGATTGGGCCCTCTTCGTATCTTAGAAATCTTACGATCTATGAATCTTACACAAGCACGATTCTATCAAGCTTCTACCTCTGAACTCTACGGCAAAGTGATGGAAACACCTCAGTCAGAAACAACACCTTTTTATCCTAGAAGTCCGTATGGAGTAGCAAAACTCTATGCTTTTTGGATTGTCAAAAACTATCGTGAGAGTTATGGAATGTTTGCTTGCAACGGTATTCTGTTCAATCACGAATCTGAACGTCGTGGAGAAGAATTCATCACTCGTAAAATCACTAAGGGTATTGCACGATTGAAGAAGGACCCTGAATTTGTTCTTGAACTTGGAAATCTAGATGCAAAGCGAGATTGGGGGTATGCACCGGATTATGTAGAAGGAATGTGGAGAATGCTACAAGAAGAAAAACCTGAAGATTACGTTCTTGCAACGGGTGAAACACATACAGTTCGAGAGTTTCTAGAGACTGCATGGGGTCCAATTATCTGGAAAGGTCAAGGTATCAACGAAAGAGGTGAAGATGTTAATGGTCGAGTACTTGTCAAAGTAAATCCTGAATTCTATCGTCCTGCAGAAGTTGAACTGTTGATCGGAAATCCTACAAAAGCATGGACTCAACTTGGATGGAAAGCAACCACTACGTTCCCTGAGTTAGTTACGCGTATGGTTTTACACGATAGTTTCTAATAGAATAGAAATGAATGTTGAAAATACAGGTCAGATTAAGGTGAACAGTCCATTTGGTCAATGGATTGCTAAATATGCAGCAGATCCCAAGTTCAGTCGCTATCTTGAAATTGGGACCTGGAACGGTCAAGGATCTACTTGCTGTTTTTACGAAGGATTCAAGACTCGCACAGATACCTTTGCACTTCAGAGTTATGAGATTGCAAGGGACCGTTTTATTGAAGCAACAAAAGTTTGGAATGGTTATTCTCCAATCCAGATTATTCATGGAAGGATTCTCAAAAATTCACAATGTCCAACTTGGGACCAAGTTCAAAAAATCCATCCTTTTATCAATCTACTATGGCATACAGAGGATATTAAGAATTTTTGGAATTGTAGTTATGTTCCAATGAATGATCCACAAGTCATCCTTCTAGATGGAGCTGAGTATCTTACATGGTTTGAATTTGAACAAATGATTACTACAACCAATGCAACAGTCTATTTATTAGATGATACTCAAACGTCAAAATGTCCTAAAATCCTTGAATGGTTTGCAGGACATCCCGAATGGAAACGCGTTGCTGGATCTGACACTGAACGCAATGGTTGGGCTGTGTACGAGATTTCTAAAATAATCTAATACTCGGATCTTCATGCGATTCCATGATTCGCTTCTCGGTCTCAAAAATTTTCATAATATTGTTCCTCTGTTCTGTAGTTCTAGCGCATACATGAACAAACAGTGCATCATTTGGATTATTATGAGTAGGTCTGACCTGATATAGAATATGATTCAGAACATATGGATCATGGATCTTATACCGTTCCTGAAGTCTAGGGATCACATATTCTAACATCGTCTTTTGTTCAAAAGGAAACTCATTCCAAGGTGATGTATCCTGCATCTGATACATTTTTAATTCCCAATGAATTGCAGACCCACTAACAAACTTTACACCCGTGTTGATTGCAAAATCCCAAGGTTGCTCATGGAATAAATGATAGCGAATCATCTTATCGCTTAAATCAATACACGACTCAACGCGAACATCTGGTTTGTTAACGATAACGTCTGAATCAACCCATACATACCAGTCTGCATTGGGGAATATTTGTGAAGCTTTGCATAAACTTGCACATCTGCGATAATGAAGATGATGTTGTTGTTGCTTATCGGGAGGTGATGGTGAGTCATCGTAGAAAAAACCATATCCATGACGTTGCGTATATGCCTGAAATAACCTGCGAGTTACCTGAGCAAATGGCGTATCTGCAGGGTGGTGTCCAGATACAAATACAATATACATGATGGTGTTACTATGTCGGTATACTTTAAACGATAGTATTAAATATAATAGTATGGAGAAGAAAATCTGGTATGCACCCAATGGGTTTGAAGCATATGGTGATGAAGAAATTAACGCTGTCAACAGGTGTCTCCGAGAAGGATGGTTAGCGGGAAACGGAAAGTATACAACTCAGTTTGAAAATGAAGTTGCATCCTACTTTGGAAAGAAGTTCGGACTCTTTGTTAACTCTGGTTCATCTGCATGTTTACTAGCGCTTGCTTCATTAAACTTACCCTCTGGATCTGAAGTGATTACTCCCGCATGTACTTTCTCAACAACAGTTGCCCCTATCATCCAATTGGGATACAAACCTGTATTTTGCGATGTAGAATTGAATACCTATGTTGCATCTGCTGAGTCTGTTATTTCAAAGATAACACCTGCAACTCGTGCAATTATGTTGCCTAATCTAATTGGAAATACACCTGATTGGAAGTTAATTCGTAAGATGCTCGATGATACAAGTAGGACCGATATTTATCTAATTGAGGACTCTGCAGATACTTTAGTCTATACTCCAGAGACTGATATTTCAACTACAAGTTTCTATGCAAGTCATGTAATTACTGCATGTGGATCAGGAGGAATGGTTATGTTTAATGAAGCAAAGTATCTTAAACGCGCAACTATGTTCCGTGATTGGGGGCGAATAGGAGACAATACTGAACTTGTAGTTGAGCGCTTCAATCATAGCGTGGATGAAATAAAATATGATTATAAGTTTTTATATGCATGTCTTGGTTATAATTTTAAGTCATCTGAAGTGAATGCAGTTTTTGGTCTAGAACAGATGAAGAAACTTCCAAAGTTTGTTGGCATTCGAAGACAGAATGTTGAACGCTATTTAGCAAACTTACAAGGTGTTAAAGGAATTGTTCTTCCATCCGATACAAAGAATTCAAATTGGTTGGCGTTTCCTATTCAAGTTGAAGATCGATTATCTTTAGTGAATTACCTGGAAGATAGAAATGTTCAAACACGTGTTATCTTTTCAGGTAACATCACACGACACCCAGCATATCGCGAGTATCTCCAGGTATTTCCTAACGCAGACACAATTATGCGCAATGGTATTCTACTTGGATGTCATCATGGAATGACGCTTGAAGATGTAGATATTGTATGTAGATTGATTAAGGAGTTCTTAAATTTAGATACACAGAAGGACCAAATATAATGGAGAGGATTCTAATTACAGGTGGCAATGGGTTTTTAGGATCTAATTTATCGGCTACATTTTTGAAAGCATCTTATAAGGTGCTTGTTATATCAAGAAGTTCAACGGCTATTAAAAATCTCGCCGTTGAGTTTATTGCACACACAGGTCCGGGGTATAAACAGTTTACTGATCAAATTACGGCTTTTGCTCCAACGATAGTTATACATTGTGCGTGGGATGGTGGAAACAAGTACAGTGATGTTAATAGCACTCGTCAGATATCAAACATTTCCCATGGAAGTGAACTCCTTGAGATTCTAACTTCACTAACTCAAAAGCCAACGTTCATTGGATTTGGTAGCTTCTCAGAATACGGAAATCTTACAGCACGCGCTTCAGAGACATTGGTCGATTCTCCCGTTACATTATACGGTCAGTCAAAGTCTTGCTTTAAGAGTTTGTCTAAGATGATATGTGAACAAAGTGGACTTGCATGGGTATGGATTCGACCCTGTTACATCTACGGACCAGGTGATGTATGTACTCGGTTTATTCCATCTATGATCCGAAAGTTATCTACAAACGAAACTATCGTATTGGACAGTTGTACAACTACGATAGACTATCTTTATGTTGATGATTTTTGCAATGCAGTCATACGTATTATTGATTCACATTCCACTGGAGTATTCAACATATGCTCTGGAAATGAGTACCCTATAAAATCTATCGTTGAGAGACTATATCAACTAACAGAGAGCAGTGGTACTATTGTATTTGATACGTCTCGTGATAGAGTTGGTATATCAAACTATATATGCGGATCTTCAGATAAGATTCGTGCACTTGGATGGAGACCTATGTTTGAGATTGAAGATGGACTCCGTTTATTAGTGTTTTATTCCAAGTCTATCTAACTCGCTTGGAACGTTCATTTCAATCATATGATCTACATAGTACTCCTTACCTTTTGGATCATTCAGCATTTTTATGTCATATCGCAGGGTTGGATACATCTTTTGAATAGCATACTGCAGATCTGTGATGTCTGTCTTATCCCACGAAGTCATAATAAATGTAACTCGATTGAGTGGGTTTAACACGTAATGTCTGAAGTTATCAATTCGTCGGTTATATCTCTCTTTCAGATTCCTAAAGTTGTCTACCGTGAAGTGAAATTTCCCTTCTGGCCAGTTTTCTTTTAGATAGAGATCTGCATGCCCGGGACTCTCATGGTTGAATATGAAATTATACTTGGTATTGAATATCAATACCTCGTTATCAGATTTACCCGGTCTAACTTCAAGAAACTTATCATCGCACATAAACTTGAAGTCGTCTAGCAAACAATCGACAATGCCCACATAGTTAGTAACAATGATGTCAAAAGGACATGTTTTATATCCATCGCTTTTTCGTGAGCGAATACCATTGTCGGTTGCCCAAACAGCACTATGACAGTTCCATCCAAGTGAAATTCCGACGTGAGATACCATTGCTCTATTGAGACATCCAATAACTGGAAGTTTTGACGGATGCCAACTCCTCTGCTTTGATTGGGTATATGTATTCCTCCGATGGGAAGATGCGGTTACGCACCTCATCAACATACTTCTTAATCGCAAGATACACAATCTTATTCAGACCATCGTCACGAGTGTCAATACCGTACTTCTTGACGTTGGGAATATCAACAGATTCTGCAAATTCTTTAATGATGTCTGGAACATAACACTTTGCGAACCACGGACGAAAAGAAGGATAGAATCCAAGGATATCGTGCATAATAATGAGCTGTCCATCCATCTTGTTTCCAGCCCCGATGCCAAGAACGGGAACCTTAAGATGAAGAGATACCTGATATGCGGCCTCCGAAGGCATTGCCTCAAGAAGTAACATAACCATCCCTGCGCTCTGAATCGCAAGCGCATCCTCAATAGTCTCCTCGAAGCTCTCCTTCGTCTTTCCCTGGACACGATATCCTCCGAACGAACCCGTTGACTGTGGCGTCAGTCCCAGGTGTCCAATCACCAGAATACCTGCATCCGTGATCGCACGGATGCGGTTGGCAACACGCTTACCACCCTCCAGCTTGATTGCATCGCATCCAGCTTCCTTTACGAAACGCATTGCATTCATGATCGCATCGTGATCAGACCCCTCATAGGATCCCTGGGGCATGTCACCAACAATGAATGTATTTGGAGCTCCACGACGAACAGCCCTTGCAAACTGGATCATCTCATCCATTGTGACTGGATTCGTGGTTGAGTATCCAAGTTCAACCATTCCACCTGAATCTCCGACCAGGATCATATCGATTCCAGCCCTCTCTGCAGCATGGGCCATAGGATAGCTATATGCAGTAATCCATGTACTCTGCTCTCCAGACTTCTTCATCGCGCGAAAGTTAAACAACGTCTTCTTCGGCATTGGGGTTTTCAACAAATACCCTGTAAACCCTTACTTAGTAACCCAACCTGTTCCACGATTAGGTTGGTTATAGGGTGCAATCATCATAGACTCAATCTGGGGGAAATACGGTGACATGTTCTCAAGTGCATTGCCAAACTCTAGCTTGGGATAGATTTTCTGAGTAGCATCAATCCGAACATCATATACATATGGCTTGTTGCGTATTTCAACATTTCTAGACTCAATAGCATCAAGTCCGTATGCCTTTGCAATCTTTACAATATCAACTCCATCCTGTCCAAACACCTCTTCAGAACTAGTAGCGGTGTATCGAGAGTTAAAATACTGATCCTGGAACTGACGAATGATTCCGTATCCAGAGTTGTTGATGATGATGACTGTAATAGGAAGATTTAGTGAGGACATCGTCTGGAACTCCTGAACGTTCATCTGGATTCCACCATCTCCACAGATGCACACAATGGGAATATTCTTCTGCGTTCCGATCGAAGCACCAATTGATGCAGGGAGTGCGTATCCCATCGACGAGTTTCCAAAGTTTGTGAAGAGCTTCTGCTTGGGACCGAGAGAGATAGACTGCATCGCCCACACAAGGTTACCGCCACAGTCGGGAATTACAATGCACTCTTCTGGAAGCTGAATGTTCTTCAGAATATCGTAGACATCTCCAACCGTACGACTGGGCTCTGTTCCGAGCTCAATCTTCCACTTTGCGAGCTTGGTCTTCCACTCGGAGCATGAATGCTCAATTGCAGGGTTAGAATCTAGGAAAGCCGTCACACTAGTATTGATCGGGATATCAATATTGAATCCTCGCTCAGGTAATTTCTTGATCTCTTCGTTATCGATATCAACCATGATCTTTACAGACTGCGCTGAACAGGTCTTCAAATTTCCACCCGTCTCACGAGTGTCCATACGAGAGCCTAGAATGAGCAGAAGATCTGCATTCTGAACCGCCAAGTTCGCAGCACGATCACCATAGACACCTAGGTATCCAACACGAAGTGGGTGGGAATGTTCAATCAAGTCACATGCGGCCCACGAAGTTACGAACGGAATTCCGGTAGTCTCAATCCAAGAACGGACGCTTGTAATGGTATCACGACATCCATTCCCAATCACAATAATGGGTCGAGTTGCGCTATAGAGTGGCGTAGCTACATTATTGGCTACAGTACTGATACTCGGACTAGGAAGCGCCAACGATAGGTTATCAATCTTTGACATCTGAAGATTCACAGGGAAATCAATAAGAACAGGTCCCTTTCGTCCAGTCATCATTCGATCGATCGCAGTCGAAAACACAGTCTGAATATCCTCAAACTTCAAAATCTTCTTTGCATATTTCGTGCAGGATGCAAATGTTGATTCAACGGGGAATTCCTGAAATCCAACCTGCCGAGGAACTGACTGGATTGAATCAAGTGACTCATTGAAATTGACTTGTCCACTGATACAGAGTACTGGAATTGAATCATACCAGCATCCGCACACACCGTTTAGGATATTTTGGACACCAGGGCCACTTGTCACGAGAACTACTCCAACCTTTCCGGAAGCACGATAATATCCCTCTGCAGCCATGGCGGCTGCTTGTTCGTGTTGAAAGCAATAGTGTTCAGTTTTAGAAGAACGACCCACTGCATCCACAAACGGCACAATAGCTCCACCCGTTACAATGAAGTACGCAGTTATCCCAATAGTTGCCAATTCCTCAACAAGTATATCAACCGTCGATGACATTTATATATATAATAGAAGTCATCAGTAAACGAAAATCGTTTGATTGTTGGAAAGGTAATATATGTTCTTATAATGAAATTCGTTGTAGTTACCCATTGTTATTGGCAACCCCTTAATGGTGGGCTTAATTGTCTTATGCAACTTGCGAAGCTGCTAAACGATAAAGGACATGACTCAAAGGTATATGTACCTCCGGAACATCGGTATGGTTATGAACAGAACGCCATCTACACAAATTACATGGATCATCATGAGATGGACGAAGAACGAATTGCAATCTACCTCGATTGTATCCTAGGAAACCCGTTAAATGCTAAGCGGATTGTTCGTTATATAACATATGGATCGCATTGGTATCCTGGATATGAAGCAAATGAAATGATCTATTATCACCTACCTTTTTGCAAAAACAACCCTGCAAAGAAGCGTCTTACTCCTACCTACTGGCCAAGTGGAATAAAGAATCTGGGACTTCCGAGAACGAATACAGCGACTTATATTGTTAAAAAGGGGTCTAGATACCCAGATGTCCGAAATACACTTTATAACACAAATAATCTTCGTCAACTTGCAGCCATAGATATCGAAGGTCAGTCTCACGAAGAACTCATTAACACATTCAATACTACAAAGTATTTCTACTGTTATGATCCATGCTGTTTTTTGGTAATTGTAGCAGTTATGTGTGGCTGTATCGTAATTCAACACCCAGTGGCGGGTTGTACTGGAGATGAATGGAGATATATGGTTGAAATGCCAAAGAATGGAGTTGCCTATGGATACGATGACTTGGCTCGAGCAGAAGCAACGATTGATCTTGCATATGAGGAATGCCTGCAATTTAAAAGATCAGCTGATGAATCAGTTGATAACTTCATCAAGGATATGGAAACTGAGAACTATACGTATGAACCATGCTATAAGTTCAATGAATCACCTTATTCTCTTCAACACCTAGATAGATAAATATACAAAGTCAAATGTAGGTCAATCTTGACCCATATTTGTTTTTGTTTTCTTTTGTTTTGTTGTTTAGTTGCTGTATGCCAAGCCGCCCATGCCTGACATCACTCGCAACACGTTGTAGTTAACTGCATACACTCGGACCTGAGCAGTTCGTCCAGATCGCACTGTGTTGACTGAGACAGTGAGTTGGAGGGTTGCCTTGTCAATTCGTGAGAAGTTGCAGGTGCCTGATGGCTGGTGCTCCTCGGGCTTGAGTGCGAAGGAATACACGTTGATACCCTGAGATGGGGTGCGAGTGTGGTGCTGGAATGGTTGCACACGGGAGAAGTATCGTCCCTCACGCTCAGTGAATCGGTCTTGGCCGTTGAGTTGGAGCTTGGCAACTTCAACTGGGTTCTTACCTTCGCACTTGACTCCGGAGTCGAGGATAACCTTGGCGAGGAGGTAGTTGGTTGTGTCCTCGAAGACAATCGCCTGGTCGTTACCGCCTGTGTTTGCATAGTTGGTGTCGAGCCATGATGCACCGTTGAGTGATGGACCAACACCAGGGAATCCAATACCTGGGAGGTAAGGACCTGAAGGACCGTCATTGGCAGTTGTAGGAACAGAGTCTCGGGGACCACCTGAAGCCAATGAACCACGGGCGAGCACATCCATCACGATGCCCTCTGTGCTGAAGTCATCAGTGTAGTTGAATGGTTGGCATCCGTTAACCTCCTGGATGAACACCTGGCTAGGTGTGCAGTCAACGAAGGAATCTCGTTGAACAACCCAGACGAGCTCCTTAACCGGGTGGTTGAAGTTGAGCTGGATCTTGTTGGAGGAGGATGTGATGGACTCAGCACCTGTGAACTGGAGCTGCTCAATCAAGTACTCGTGGGTCTGTTGAGCAAATCGGCGTCTCTCCTCAGTGTCGAGGTAGATGTAGTCAATGTAGAGTGAGGCAGCAGTCAAGGACTGGATGCTGGTAGGTGCAGTCTGACCAGTGGTCAACTCATAGTAGGTGCAGTTGATCCACTGCTCGAACTCAACATTGATACGGACCTCGTGGTACTGGAGTGCAATGAGAGGGATTGCAAGACCAGGGTTGCGGCAGAACCAGAACTGAAGAGGAATGTAGAGAGTTCGCGCTGGGGTGCCTGCACGGGGAGCGCATGAGTTGGTGAGCTCAGAGCCTGCGCAAGAGGCGTCCAAGGCATAACCACGTCGGTCCTTCATGAGGACGAGGTCGTGGGTGTTACCAATCATGTCGTTGAGCGCCTCAGTGGTGCCAACATCCTGGGACAACTGGGTCCAGATTTGCATCCAGTCACCATATTGTCTGTCAATGCGCTGACCGCCAATCTCAAGCTCAACCGTCTTGATGAGACGGTGACCGATGTAGTTGAGCCATCGGAATCGTTGGAGCTGAGTCACAGAGGTGAAGTCAACTGCAGGGAGAACGACTTGAACGTATGTTCGGTACATCAAGTCCGCGTTACGGTTGATGACTGCAGTCACACGCTTGTTGAAGTCGGCCTGGCCGTTGAATGTGACTTCAATGGACTCCATGGCGAAGTTTGTATGACGCTTGTAAAGCACCTTCCAGAATGTAATCTGGGGATTGCCGGAAATGTAGATGTCCTGCGCACCGTAGCTGACAAGTTGAAGAAGACCACCACCCATATTGTTTGCTTAAGCGCGAGAAAAATTATTTACAGGGTAGGGCGACGCACCAATATGGACTCTATATAGAATCATGTATTGGTTAGTTAGTTTATGACCTCTTGCGATAACGACGGGTTCGGCGACCTCCATATAACTTAGAACCAGTTTTTCGTAGAGATCTTCGTACATCTTGTATATCCGATGCACCTTCATTGGATCCTGTAGTATAGTTCACATTGACTTCATCTCCACCTTTGCGAAGACGGCGAGTTCGTAGTTGTCTGCGAAGAGTTCGTTTCATTATGTAGTATTTAGAATTTACGTTGCGGTTAAGCCTTGCTCAAGAGGTGTGCTCTCTTTGCACGGGCGCGAAGAGTGGACTTCTTACCAGAAGACTTGAGTCCGTGAGACTTGAGGACGCGCTTCAAGGCCTTAGCAGAGGGTCCCTTTCGGGTTCTTCGTCCAGCAGTTTGACCCATAGCGGGTGCAACAGAGTTTCCAGCAGGAGTAGTGTGTTCAGGCATTTTATTTAAAGCAGAGACAAACTTTCAGGATGAACGCGGCAATTAAAAAAATGGAGGCTATTGGTGTTGCAGCATTTCTTGGATTTGTAATTATTGCAGGATGGTTTGGATATCTCTGTAGAAGGGATTCTATTGAACGTAAGATGGGTATGTCCAAATCACCGTCTAGTGAAAGTTTGAATACAATGACTCAACCTGATGACCCTACTCAAGTATCATCTTAGGTGTGATATGCATTGCTTCCAACTCTTGCATCCATAACTTCATCGCATACGGGATTGTCTTCATGATAAAGTCCGTCTTATTTCCACAGACACC